CAACTGCGCTGCCTGCGCGGGCAAGTCGTTCACGCTGATGTTGATCGCGATGTCCTTCTGGCGCACATCGTATTGCTGGTTCAGCTTCGACGCGATCCACTTGTCGGTGTCCACCTGAAGCCGTGACACGTTCACCGTCGCGGGATCAGCGTTCTGCGCCGTATCCACCGCGCGTGACGCGAAGAAGTGCCCAGCGGCCTCCTGTGCCGCTCTGTAGCGATCCTTACGCCCACGCTCAGCGTCGAGCCACTTGTTCCACAGCTTCCACCCCACATTGAACTCGCCAATGATCTTGCTCACGGTTTCACCGCGTGACATCCTGTCGAATATCTCGTCCTCGCCGACCGCGTTGATCGCCGCGATCTTCGCCTTCCCGATTTCACCCATCGCCAGCCTCCAGTTCCCCCGCGATTGCAGCGTACCCGCACACGTCCACCCAATTGTCCGAGTGATCGCTTGAACGCGACCGCGACACCTTGAGCAGCACCATCATCGCCGCCACGTCCACCTCGGTCACGTCCACGCCGAGATACGCTCGACCACATGCCAGCAATGGTCGCGTGGCTGTCCTTCGCTGACCCGTAGGTCGCCTGCCTGTCGCCCGTGATCAAGCTCACCGGCTGTGCGTAAAATATCTTCCCTCGTTACCATGGTATATCGTCCTCTATGTTATTGTTGCCACTTCCATCCACCACACGCGTCACCTTCGCGTTGGGAAACGTCTCAAACGCCTTCTGCAGAAACGCCTCGCTGAAGTGCTGCTTCAGTATACACGCCGCATCCTCGAACGAGTAGACCACCCACTCGGGATACCGCTTGCGCAGCTCGGCGCATCCCTGCCTCGCGAAGCACACGATCTTCCCGTCCTCCACCTCCACGCACCACGCGTGCGGCGACAGCGGCTTATGCCCCGCGCCTTCCGCTTCCGCCTCCATGCGCTTCCACCCCGCCATGAGCTGCGTGGCGATCTTGTTCGTCCTGACGACGTCACGCTCGACGATGGCCTCCTTCAGCGCTTCATAGGCTGCCTCGAACTTGCCTGCCAGATCCGGCGTGACCAGCGACGGCAGCGTATCACCCCACCGCTCCGTCATTTCCCTCGCCACCCGATCCAGCGGCTCCAGCTGACCCCAGACTGCCGCCGGTATAGGCTCCGTCCTTTCACCAACCGTGAACTTCCCCTTCGACGCTATCTGCTTTGCCGTAGGGCGACGCCCTTTCTGCTTAACCATGACCATGCCCCCTACGCATCCCCAATAAAACAATCTCCGCACCTTGAATAAATACGCCCGCACTTCTCTCCGCACCTTGCATATATATATGCAAGTGGTGCGGCGGAAGATTTCTTGCCGTATTTACCGCACCCTCGGCACCACGCCGCACCATAAGTGCGGTAAGTGCGGAACGTGCGGAAACGCCCCCGACGCCACCCATCTCGCTGGCCATCATACCCCCGCCTCCTCTCCCGTTATCCATTCACCCACCACCACGCACGGCACATCCCTGCCGTCACGCTTGCTTGGCGCAGACGTCTTGCGCAGCACGCCGTTCTCGATCCACTTGCCCACGATTGCCTTGGCCTTCGCCTTCTCGTGTCGCTTGTCCAAGTCTAGCCCCAGCACGTCTGCCACCGTGACGCCGACCCACGTCTTGGCCTGCACGTTTGCGCGGAGCGGCTCGCCCTGCGTTTCCGCTTCGCCCACCGCGCGCTGCACCTTCATCGCGTCGCGCGCCGACACGCCGTCGAAGAGATCCGGCATCGCATATTCCGTGGCCACGCCGACATATTCCATGTTTGGCAGTTGCACGCCCACCATGCGCCGGTACACCGCCTTTGCGGCTGGCGGTGCCAAGTTTGCCTTGCCGTCGTCCACGCGGAATATGCCGAGGCTCTCCGCCTCTGACACGCCCAGCTTCTGCGCGTCTTCCGCGCTGATCTTGTTGATGACCCGCGCCGCACGCGCCGCCCCGATCAGCGACCCCGCGCCCCTGACGCTGTCCACGGTTGCCTCATCGCCGTTGCCCTTGCGGATGTGATGCACCAGCGCCACGGCGCAATCTGTCTCGTCGCAGACGCTACGGACGGCACCGACGGCTGCATTCATGGCCACGTTGTCGTTCTCGTTGATCTGGTTGGCGCCGACCCACGGGTCTATCATCACCATGCCGATGTCGTTCTCCTTGATCTTGGCCGCCATGTAGTCGAGCATCTCGTCGTTGACCTCGATCCCGTCGCGCCCTTGGTTGGCGAACACCATGTTGAGGCTCCTGCCTGCGTCGAGGAACAAGCGCCCCCGTATTTCCTCGGCGGTGACGCCGTAGTGCAGCATCGCCGCCGCAAGGCGTCTCTGCATCTCCTCCAGCGGATCTTCTAGGTTGATGATCCACACCTTGCACGGCTCGTGTATGGCCTCGCCCAGCAGCGGCTTGCCCGTTCCGATGCACAGTGCCTCCACGATTTGTAGCGACGTCTTCCCGACGCCGCCCGCCGAGGCCAGCACGCTGACATGGCCTCGTATGTAATGCTGCCCGTAGATCCACCGCCGCGCCGGTATTGTCGCGGGATCTATTGGCTCGTATGCAGTTGGCCACTGGCGCTCGCCTGCGATGCGCTCCTGCTTCACTTCCTCGACCGGCTTCGCCAGCGCCAGCGCCTCGCGCAGCTTCTCCGCGCCCGCTTCCTGCAGGTAGTCGTTGGCATCCTTTACGTTTTCCACGCCCAGCGCGTCGAAGCGCACGACGTGGACGTCTGTGCTGCCGTCGCCTCGCAGCACGTCGGACACCGCCTCCACGTCTAAGTCTGGGTCCGCGCAGATCGTGACGTCTGCTGGCTCTTGGCGCGTTAAACGTCTTCATGCCAGACTTGCCGAATGTGCAGACGATTGTCGCCTCCACATGGCCCATGATCGCTTGGCGCACGCTCAACGCATCCTCTGGCCCCTCGACCAATATGATCGCGCCGCCTTCATGCTGGTCGCCGATCCGCATGGCGTTGCCTACGAGGCTGCCGCGTGAATACTTGTTGATGTTATTATGCTCGCGCTTCTTCCCGTCCGGCGTCAGCAGCACCGCCTGCACGCCGCAGACGTCGCCCTCGGCGTTGGTCGCGGGAAACAGTATCGCTGGCCCGTCGTACATGCTGGGGCTGAACCGCGCGACGCCCTCCGCCACGCCTGCGCGCATTCCACGGTTGTTCAGGTACAGCAGCGCCGGTCTGACGGCGTCCTTGTTCTCGCGTGATATTGGCACGCTGCGCTCCCACGCGGCCTGCGCCTTTGCGATTTTCTCGGCGCGCGTTTCCTCGTCGCGGATCAGCAGATCCTTGCTGGCCAGGCGCACGATCAGGCGATCCATCTCGCTCGGCTGAAACGGCATCGCGTCATCGTTCTCCAGCGTCTTCGGGTTTTCGCTGCCCCGCTTGAACCCGCTGCCAATGGTTGCCTTTATCTCGTGTTCCTGCAGCCCGATTGCCTTGGCCGCCGTGTGCAAGTCTATGACGCTGCTATCTATGTTGGCGGCGTCCATGTGCGCGTGCCGACCCAGCGCGTATGCCGCTAGGTTCAGCGCCTCGTTGCGACGCCCCTGCGGAGCCATGCCGATCTCGGTTACGACGCTTTCCCGTACCTTCTGAAAATAGTTTACGCTCATCCCGCTACCCCGTTTTAACTTTTGTTATAACCACGCCCGCCGTAGCAGGCGTGGAGCTTGTTATCCTAGAAGCCGAAGTCGTCTGCGTCTACCGCGCTGGCCACTGGGGCCGCTGCGGTTGGCACCGGCTCCGGCTTAGGCGGCGTGCTGTCTGCGGGTTTCGCGATCCACTTCACGATGGCAAAGCCCAGATCGTATGACGTGCCCTTGCCGACCACGACAGGCGTGGACGTCGTGACGCTGACGACCGGCACCATGCCCTGCGCAAACTCTGGCGCGTTTTCCGCTTGGTTGTACAGCTTGGCGATGAACTGCCCCGTGCCGTATGAGTTGTTGCTGAACTGCGCCTTGGTGCCGTCCGACATCCAGCAGTCAACGTCGAAGCCCTGCTTATACGCTGGCTTGCCCTCCGCGTCCGTCTCGGTCGGCTTAGGCAGCGGCTGCGATGGCGATGGCCATTCCTGCCAGTCGCGCGTCCCGACGGCGATCTTGAGCCACCCGAACTTGACGGCAGCAATGTCGATTGCGATGCCCTTGGCCATGTCGATGACTTCGGGGTCGCCGCCCTTGTTTACCGTCCAGCGGTTCTGCGGAAGGTTGACCCGTATATACGCGCCGCTCGCGTCTGATGTTTCTCCGAAAGATATTGGCATGTTTGTCTCCTGACGTTGTGTGCCTGTGTTATGCGCCGTGTGACGCGGTGAAGTTGAACGCCCAGCGCGGTATCTGGAGCGTTTGCAGCTCCCCATACCCGTAATCCCAGACGCCCGTATTGCGCGCTATCGCAAATTTCTCTAGCGCGTGTTGAACTGCCGCGTCGCCCTCTGCGAGCGTGCGCCAGTCAAGCTCGTACACACCAACGGGGTAAGGCGCTTCCTTGCCCACGCTGATGAAGATAAACCTGTCGATCTCCTCCCCGATCAGGCCCATCGTCCTGCGGTAGAAGCTTTCCTGAATGTGATAGCCGAAGTTGGCCACCTGCTTGGCGAAGCCTTCTGGGTCGGGCGCTATCGTCGTCTTCAAGTCGATCAGCGCCCCGATGTCACGACGCCACCCGTCTGGACGGCAGCGCATGTCCACGCCCGTCTGCGTGTCCTTCGCGAATATGCTGGCCTCGCATACCAGATCGCCGGATAGCAGCTTGGCGACCTCCTTATTGCTGCGCACCGCGTTTGCCGCGTCCACGGCGATCTTGTAATCGCCTTCAGTCAGCAGCAGCGCGCCGTTGGCGTCGGCCTCTGCCTTATGCTGCGCCCAATCCTTGCCGCGCCGCGTCTCCGGCCCGCACCATACGGTGCTTGTGTGCTGCGGCTGAAACACCAGCGTGTGCGTGGCCGTGCCCACGTCGAACGCGGTGCTTTCCTTGCGCTCGGCATACTTGTAATGCGCCAGCGACTTCATGGCGATTGTCTTGGCCCCAGAGGCGCTGAGCGCGTCGCTCAGGTGGTATTCCTCGTTTGACATGGTTGTTGATATGGTCACGCCTTCCCCCTTCCATACAGCGCTATCAGCAGCGCCTCTGCTCTGTGTTCATCTTTCTTGCGCTTCAGCTCGCTCGCCCTGTCGGGGAACCACTGCTGCGCCATGCGACGCGCCGCGTCTTTATCCTTGGGCAGGTTCATCGCCCGCTTCCACACGACCGGCGTCACCATGGTGTAGCGCGTGCGCGACAGCGCCACGGTCGTCGTGATCTGGCCAAACGCATACCCCAGCTTGAACGTGCTGGACACGCCCTGCTTTGGCATCGCCTGCTGCTTTTCAATCCATATGTGATCGAGCCGATCCACCGACGTGAGGATGTCCATCAGCGCCACGACGTCAACGCCGCCCTCGCTGTAGACGGGCAGGTCATGCACCTCCGACCAGTTTTCGCCGACCAGCGCCACGCCGCCTGTGCGGTAGCCGCAGTCTATGCCACACGTAACAATGCTCAATGCATTTCCCCCTTATCCGGCGTGCTGTACGTCTCGAATATGATCCCCATGCACATGGCGATGGCATCTTGAACGTCGCAATCGTTGTCACGCATGAAGCCGACCACAGACTGCAGCGCAGCGCCCAGCGCGTACACCTTGGCAAGGTCTGGCATTTCGGTGTGCTCGGTGATCGCCAGCATGTCACGCATCAGCGCGTTTGCCTCTGACATGGTGTTGCTGGCAACCGCTGACATCTCTGCGTGCTGCTCCGGCGTCAGTGTGAAATCATCATCCACGCTGCACGTCCACACCATGCTCGTCCAGCAGGCGCAGTATCGCCATCTGCGTCAGCGACGCCATGCTTATGCGCTTCTCCTTGGACAAGTCACGCAGCGCCTCGAATACCTTGGCGTCGATCCGCGAGCCAAG